GTTGGAAGTTGAGATTCTTGGCTTGTGGTTCGGGCGTTACTTTCAAATAACGTTGACCGAGAGATTCAAGCTGATTGTGTATGCAATTAGACATAACAATCGTGGGCTGAGGTTCTAACAATGGAATATTAAGAGCCGGAACTCCGCCCACAGAGTCCAAGCCCACAACCGAAGCAAGTCTAGAGGACCAATCTGACCCGCTTCCATTGCGCGCATCAGTCGGTCGCCGGCCCAAATTATTCGGTAGCCAGCTAACTCCAGCCATACTCGGCCGCAAAAATCGTCCCTGGACTTGGTGATATGATTCCAAGTCATGTCGTAGGTGTCCAAGCTCTGGTAGGACACCTCGGTCACACCTGCCATCACCCAATCCGTAAAGCTGCAAGATTGGATCACGGCATGTGCATCCCCTTCGGGCACGTACCAACGATTGTCGTAATCTGTGCTCACGCACTGAAACGACAGCTCTTTTCCACTCTGGTGTTGTGAAGCGGAAACGAACATCTTCGGCACCAAATCCGGTACAGAGACGGCCACGCATTTCAAGATGTAAAGCGTAGCACTGGCGATGTACGACACCACTTCCAAAGTGCGTAACATCAAGCCTAAGGTTGTTGAGATGTTGTATAATGCCACTACAACCAGTAAAAGTAGCATTAATTGCGATACGCGGGATCCGGGCAACCAGGCTAATCCAAAATTCCGCGCCGGGTCACGTTCTCCGTACAGCATTGCATTTTGCTTATTATCGCATGCACGCTGTATTGTGAACTTGATCCGAACACCGAAGTGTTGGTCAGCCTCTATCGCTTTCTCGAGATTCTTCTGGATCACCCATTTCTGAGCCAATCGGTGGACATGCGACAAACGCAAAGCTCGGTCCTCCACACCGTTGACTAGATAGCTGGTCTGCATATTTAAAGTTAGGTAACTGAAAAGTTCAGGTACCATCAGATCATCGGGCAAGTGGTGATTACTAAACCCATGCAGTCTCTCGTCACTTTGTGAGTGAGTGTCAAAGCCCGGCCATTGGAAAGCCTGTTTGACCGCCTTCACGGGTTGGAAGGACCACTCATGGTGACGTAGTCGGCGAGGCACAATCTGGACTTCCTCGTCAACTTTTTGTTCCACTACCTCCAGCAAGGAGTGAGAACAAAGCGTGAAATCTACATGTCCGCATTTTGTGCAGACACGTTGCTCCGAAGGATCGATATTATCCTTATTTGCTGTAACCCACGCATTGAAACGTGTGAGTGCCGGCAAATCCGGATACATACTATCCCTGCCGCGCAGATACAATGCGGTGCATTTGAACTGAGCGATCTCACGTTGCACGTTTTTGGCATCGTGCTTGCCTGTTTTGTCCTTTTGAGGCCGAACATTAGCCTGTCCTCTAGGTTTGGACATACCAGCATTTTTGCCACTTGGTGTGACAGAACCAGCAGGTTTGGGGTTCGCTTTAGTTTCCATTTTAGTTGCGCTTATAGAGCGGGAGCATACAAAACCGACCCACAAGACGGTCATGAGAATATCATGACCCATCCCGGCTCCGGTACTTCCA